GCTCGGTGTTGACAGCCAAGACACGATCAAGCGGAGGGTTTTCCTCAATAAATGTTTCATCGAGGACCGGCAGCGCCGAGAAGTCTTGTGCCAGGTGCCAAGTATCAAGGGAATTAGCATCATTAGAGCGCATTTTTCCGGTTATCTTGCTGTTTTTGTAACGGTACTCGGCGAATCGTTCCTGATATCCGAAGACCTTTTCATTGTCAGGTGTACCAGTAGCGCCGGTGTCGGTAGTAGGATCCTGGCAATAGATCTCTTTAGATAGGATTGTTTGTTCACCGATATGTGCCAATGAAGGCCAGTAGAAATCGTATCGGGTAGATCGTGAGAACATACGGTCAAGGCCTTGCTGGTAAGTGAGGTCTGCACGTACATTGGCGAGTCCGAGTATGACACAGTGTTCTGTGAAAGACTTGGTGAAGCCGTTGTTAGTGAAAGAACCGACACCGAAAGCAGCGAGGTTGCCCTGTGGTGATGTTCCATCAGTAGAAGAAGTTTGAGCAATAGGGTTAATGTTAATACGAGTAGAGCCGCCGCCCAAGTACTCGGGACGGGTAGCGCGAAGGTCAGGAGAAGTCACACCGAAATGACCTTTTATGACTTCAATATAACGGGTACCGGAACGTGCATCTTTTTCGAAAAGTTTCTGTAGTTGAAAGGCTTGACGGAGTTGATTAATAGTTGCAGCGGTGGCGTCAGATAAATCTGCATACATAGAATCGGCTTGTAAACCAGCAGCATTTTTAAGAGTAAGATTTGCAGTAGAAGAATCTAAATGAACAAAACTAGCATTTGCAGTTGAATAAATATCTACCTGATCACCATAAGCAACGTCAGTAGCGATAGGAGCAGTAGTGCCTAGAGGGATGTCGACAGAGTCACCTTTCTGAGGCCAGGGTAAAGCAGAAGTAAAGTAGTCGTGTCGCTTGCCACGTTTAAGGAGCACATAGTCAGCAGGGTCATCAGGACCGTCATCGCGATCAACTACAACAGAGTCTATAAGATTCTGATCACGGAACCATTCATTATAAATAAGATTGTAAGCGCGGTGCCAGAGTGATACATGCTCGAAGTCTGGAATTTTAGTCGGCAGCCCGAGATAGTCAGATAGTGTTTCATTGGAATAACCAGTTGTTGCAGGGGCAGACATGACGGGAACAAGATAATCAGTTGAGTCACCAGGGTCGATTTGTTCGCCCATGAATTTCTGGAAGTTGTCCCAAATAAGACGAATCGGAACAGCGAAGAAGAAAGTGTCCATGAATACGTTATCCATAAACGGATGAATTGGAGTCGAGAGTCTAGTAAAAGCAGACATTCTGAGATTGAAAGTATCTCCTGGTAATGCTTCGTCTACGAAGATAGGAACCAGGTAAGAGGAATCGAAGGCTGATTTAAGTCCGTTTGATCGATTGAAGCCAGATCGTGGGATATTGACCTTCGGAACTTGTGAGAACATATGTTGCATTACTGATTTCATGCGTCTTTACCTCCTGTAAGTTTTAATTGTTTTTCGTCATCGGTGAATAATTCACCTTGTGTTTTGTATTCAACCAGATTGCCCAATGATTTTTTCATTTCGTGGAATTGCGCAGAAGTATCATCGAACTCACCAATCATGAATAAAGTAAAATCAGAAGTGTGACGATTGAAGCTATGATCAGGGTCATTGATACAGTTGATAATAGTACGGATAGCCATAGCAGTTTTTGGCATGAAGAAGGGTTGCAAGTATGCTTCGGCTTTTTCATCATAGATAGCAAACATTTTGTGAATCATTTTAGTGGTCTCCGTTTCGTGTTAAGAGTTGAGCTCTTTTTTGTTGGCATACTTCGCGATCACGAAGTCGCCGAGTCGATTTGTCAGGATTAGGTGCAGCTTGTGCTTTTTTTCGAAAGGCTTTAATTTTTGCCAGTGTTTCCGGTTCCTCCCGTTCCAGATATTCATCATAAGCCTTCGGGACGTTAATGCGAACGCCGTTCACCACGCAATAATCATGCGGGTAGATATCTGTTTTAAATTTGTCGTAGAAGGTTCGGCCAATGCCAGGTCGTCTGGACATCGTGCAATATTCTGGTTTTCGGCCATTGTAGTGTTCATCAGCTTTTTCACCGTTAATTTTTTTGGTTACGTACCGTGCAACATAAGCACAAGAGTCAAAAGTAACGTTACCAATATAAACATGACCAAGACCCCACAAGTGAGACAGCGTATGGGAAGTATATAGCTTGTGTCCGTTATCAAGCTGTTTATGATAGATTTTGTCGTTGATAGGAAGATTGAAAAGTATCGCATGGTAATGAGGCCTTTGGTTGTCGTCGCCGTATTCACCACAGTGAAAATAACGAATGTTTTTGCCAAATTTCTTGCGAAGTCTTTTCATAAATAACTGAAAGTGTTCCAGTTGTAAAGAATAATTATGTGGGAGATGATCATCTGAATATGTAAGTGTCAGATAATGGTTTTCATCGTGCATCATTGACTCGTGTACAAGCCTGGTCGCCCATTTGCGAGAGTATTCCAGGCGGCAACCGATGCAACGCCCACATGGTAGTTCTACAGCTAAATCCTCGTAGCCGTCTTTCCTATCGAAGACAATAGACCTTTTTCCCGATTCATTAACGTACTTAGAACGCCATCCTTGAAGGGGAAAATAGCATGGCATTTATAGCCTTATACCGCCACGCATCGGATTGAAGTTATTTTTCCCGTTAACTCGGACAGCATTTCGGGAAAAGGATTTTTTTGAATTACGTCTGTTTAGTTTTTTACGTCGCGCCATGATTGTCACTCCTTTTTTTGTTTTTGGACTGACTGGTGTCAGTCCGGCCCATTACAACAAGAGAGAATGGGCCTTATTTGTCCGGGAAATCCGGAATCGCGAACAATTCGCGTACCAGGCGAAGCCCTGGAAGTATAGTATCGTCGAGTTTGTTTGGTGATTCCTCGACAGTTTTTTCGACAGAGTCGATTAAGTTATCGATGTACCTTTTCAGGTCCTCGATGTTTAGAGTTTTGATAAATGTATTGATCAGGGTAGTTACTACGTAAATGATCATATTTTGTTTCATTTAAACCCCCTTCAATCCCCCGTTGCATCGGGGGGATGTATTTATGTTTTTATATGTTTGTTTGTTAAATTTAACAAACAGTTTATTACCAGGGGAACTGGCGGCTATATGCCGCCGTTCCCCTGGAACCCCTCAGAGAGACCAGCTGAGAGGCTTGACAGCCGTGGCCGCGTCAAGATTCTGCAGCGGCCGGTTTTTGTGAATCCTCCGACGAGGAAGGATTCGGTGGTTGAGAGAGAGGGGGTTTAGGATATGCTAACCCCATTTCTACCAGGGCATCTGCATTTGAGTTATCCGACACAAAGTCAAGGAACTCTTGAGGATTGTTTTTAAATTGTTTTCTGATTGAAGAAGGAAGTGTTTCGAATGATTGAGCAGCGTCTTGAATGACGTGCATAGCTTCAGTGAAAGTCACTGAGTCTGTTAAGTCGGAGTAGTCGCCCTGGTGTTTATTGACATGATCAATTAGTCCGGTCTTTTGATATTTGCGAAGAATGAAATTGAGATCGCATTCCTGCTTGAAGTGTTGTTGAGTTTTCCCGCCTTTCGAACAGTCGATCTGAAAGCGGGGAGAAGTATCGTATGGTTTTCTGATTTTTGTGGCCATTATGGTTTTCCTCCAAAGATAGATTTTAAGGGAACGTTGCCAGCACCGCTTAAAAGATTGCCGAAAGCACCTGTGATTTCGGCTAGACCGATCAAGAATGAATTGTCTTTTATATCACCACGTTTTTTGTGATATTTCACATATTCTTGTTGAATGTCGTAGATTTGCTTAGCGGTGTTTGCTTGAATTTGTTTCAATTGTACATCAGCGTCAACTTGTTCCCATTGTTTGCCACGGAGCATGGCATCCTTAGCAGTGAGTTGTGCTTGTGATTTTGCGAGCCAGCCTTGCTCCTGGGTCCTGAAGTATTCGGCAGCAGTACGTTGAGCAGTAGCATTTAGGATATCTATTTCAGGTTTAAGTTTTTTGTAAGCCATGGCGGAATTGATGGTTGAATTAAAGGCGTCCATTCCAACGGCTTCGGAATTTTGCATAGTTGCCTGGAATCCAGAACCAGTGAAACCTTTCGCCATGCTTCCTTGTGGGCTTGATGCGCCGCCTTGCTGATATGCAAGAATTGGATTAATACCAGCGCGACGCATATCCCGGACGCCACGGCGCCAAGCAGTATTAGACATTTTTTTACTAAATTCCATCGCTCTAGTTGCTTGAGCGTCCTCGAAGGCCATAGCCTTGTCGGCGGATTGTTGGCTAAATTCCATGGCTCGTAAAGCTTGCGCTGAGTTTGCATCGTTTGCCGCCTCCTGGCCGAAGTAGGATGCTAAGCCGCCGCCGATCGCGCCGCCGATAGCAGGAGCGCCAAACATGCCACCTACAATAGAACCAGCGGCGGACCCAAGCGGAGACTTGAATACACTAGTAACAGCACTAGCAGCTTTTTTTAATGGTTTTGTTACGCTCGATAATAGTCCCATAATACCCCCTTTAGAAGTGATCAATAAGGCCTGGTACGGAATAGACAGGCATCGGGCGAGCGCACTTTAGATCGAAGTAAGCATCAAAGATGAATTGCGGCTCGGTGTTGACAGCCAAGACACGATCAAGCGGAGGGTTTTCCTCAATAAATGTTTCATCGAGGACCGGCAGCGCCGAGAAGTCTTGTGCCAGGTGCC